GGTGACGATGTTGTTGTTATTCAAAAAAGCGTAATGTGCCATTATGCCCAACTCACATTTCCAGAACCAGCGGTAATCGTGGTTACTTCGTCATCGCCATCAGTTGCTGTCGAACCAGTTAGTCCTGCTCCGATTGTAATTGTAAGACTGGCAGGGTATCTAAGAATTACAATACCAGAGCCACCAGCAGCTGCAATGTAAGCAGGATTTGAGTCTTGGTTTCCACCGCCGCCGCCACCGCCGCCAGTATTTGCTGTCCCAGCCGTAGCTGCTGTTTGGTATCCGCCAGTTCCACCACCACCAGTTCCACCAGCACCACCAGAGGAAGTTCCGTTTGAACCACCACCACCGCCACCGGCTCTAGTCACCGATGAACCAGTTATAGTCGAAGCGCGTCCGTCACCACCTTTACCACCAGGGCCTGGGTTAACATTCGCAACATCAGCACCAGCCTGAGAAGCACCACCACCACCACCGCCAGCAGCAGCACCGCCAGTACCTCTACCACCACCACCGTTGAAGCCAAAAGTTGGAGATGATGCTTGTAATACACCTGCTGCCTGTAATGAAGAACCGCCGCTTGCGCCACCGCCACCACCAGAACCACCAGCTAAACCATTTTTTGTCAATGCTCCACCACCGCCACCGCCATTAGCAGTAAATACCGAGAATGATGAATTAACTCCGTTTGAACCATTTTGCGAATTGCTAACACCGCGAGCACCACCAGCTCCAACAGCGACAGCGTAGTTTGTACTCTTTTGAAAAACATTGCTTGAGTCGGTACAAGCACCAGCTCCTCCACCGCCACCAATAGTTGCAGCACCACCACCGCCACCAGCAATGACGAGAAATTCAACAAGGATTCCTTCTATACCAGCAGCAAGTGGTTGGTAGGAACTGCCATCCCAATACTCAAAGCTATTTGAGTCAGCTAGGTAAGTAACCATTCCCTCGGTAGCTGTGCCGATTGCAGACCCTCTAGCTGCTGTACCAGCAAAAGTCATAATAGCTTGATCCATAAGGTACTCGTTTACGTCCGCTGAAGTCAAAACTTCACCAGCGGTAAATACTTTTCTTGGCATTCTTTTCCTTAGTCTTTGATTTCTTTGGTCTTCAAGTTTGGTTTCTTAGAGTGCAACGTAAGACGTCCCGTTCCAATATTCGAAAGTCTTGGTGTCGCTTAAGTAGGTCAGCATTCCTGCCGTCGCTGTTCCGATAGCAGAACCCCTAGCTGCCGTTCCAGCAAAACTCATAACAGACTGATCCATTAGGAAGCTGTTCACGTCGGTCGCTGTGAGGACTTCACCAGACGTAAATACTTTCTTTGGCATAACTTTCCTTAGTTCTGTTCTTTAGAGTTTAGCATTAGTAGCTTAGTTGGTCCTCGTCTAGAATACCAAAGACCGCATCGTCTAGTATAAACAGGGCAAAATCCAGCGTTTCAAGGGAAAGCGTCATTTGCTTTTCTGAGTTAGACCAGTCGTGCTGTATACCGATTACACGGACATACTGTTCAATGGCTGGCGGTATCCCTGAGGGTGTGAATATAACCTGAACAATGTTACCAATTTCAAGATCTAAAACCTCGTTTTGTTGTGACTCGCTTAGGATATCGAGGCTGATTGTCAGGCTATCAAAACGGTATTGGGGTTGCTTGAAACGAGCTAGTAAAAAATCAGCTAAGAACTGTAAGTCAGCTTCAGAGTCGGTAAGTAGCCCGTTCTGTGTATAAGTACGCGGTCCGTAAATCCCTTGTGACTCAAAATCTTCAGAAATTGCTTCGTTGGGAAAAGAAGGATCGTTGTTGGTCAAGACTATTCGGTTATACAAGTTTTCTGAACCGTAAACCACGCCGAGGCTGGTAAAAGGTATAACTGTAGAAGAACCGACCGATGACTGATCAGTAAAAACTAGGTCAATTTGTCCCGGTGGACGATTACGTTCTTGAAAAACAAAATCGCCATTTTTACCTATAAAGACATCACCAGCTTCGCTAATTGCTAACTGTTGAAAATAGTTAAGCGCGCCCGTGCCTTCGGAGATTGTGGCGTCGCTGAGTAGGGTGTTACCTGCGTCAATCTGTCGTTCAGCAACTGGCCAAGCAACAGTAGGTAAATCTAGAATACGTTCTACGCGCGCGCCAGCTAGTTCCAGATCTGGCGATACTTCTGGTAGGTCGTTATCGGATAACTGACTAAATGCGTCAGAAAGTTTTATTTGGACTACGGAACGATTAGGTGGTAAGTACGCAATATCTAAGTCGTCAATGTAACCAAACATCACAGGGTAATCGTTACAGCTTATCCGTATTTTTCTTTTCGGAACAAGCTGCCCGTAGTAAAAACCAGCTTCGTAAAGTGGGTCGAATAGCCTGTCAAAATTATCTAAGTTGATACTCGCATTTCCAGCGTCAATACGATCAAGCGCTTGCGATTTACCTCTGTTAGTTTGAGCGTCTATTAGACGATTGGTTATTTCGTAAAATCTTTCCCCGCTAAGTGTGTATATCGTGTTGTCTAGTAATCCCCGCACCGCGTCATCGAGCTTGAACCCGATTTCATCAGACTGATTTAGGTTTAGACCAATCTCTACCTTTATGGCTGGGACTGGCATTACGCACCCTGCCACACAGCGCCAGAAGTACGCTCATAGGACTTAATAGCGTCTACGATAGCTTTACCAATCGACGGACCTGAACCAACACCGCCACTTACTTCGATGTTGTAGTTATTGACTACTTGCTGACTACCGAAGGCAGACTTAGTTCCGCTCGAAGCTATTCCTGAAGCTAGATTGCCAAATTCTCCGTAGGCTGCGTTCAGCTGACCAATAAACGCGCTACCGCCACCGACGATCGCAGACGCTAACTGGCTTCCAGCCATGGGTCCTGCTTGAATAACCTGCTGAAGTAGTGCGGAGTTTAGTCCTAAGCCAGCAAGTTGCGTGATGCTGTTGGCAAATCCTTTAGTCTTGTCTAATAGCTTGGCTATGTTACGCGTAATTGAATTTACGGAGTTACCTAATTTCGGTAAGTCAAAGCTAGACATAATTGAGTTTTTGATTTGACCAAAAACGCTTTTCACGGAGTCGCTGAAGGACTCGAAGGCAGATAGTCGCTTGTCTAGTATTCCCGACTCTTGATTCGCAGCTTGCTGCTGTGCGGCAATCAGCTGATTTAGTGATTCGTTTATGCTAGCTGCACCGGAAGAACCACCCCCACCTAGCAAACTAGAAAAGTCTGGCATAACTGGCGGTGGTGGTGTAAATATCGCTCTGCTCTGTTCTGCCATCAGTCTGGCTCTTCTAACTTCAAAAGCATCATAGGCAGCTGAGGTGGTTATCTTTTGACCAGAAACTGCAGCGTTGTAATTATTTACAGCGTCAGTAGCAATTCCGTATTTGCCAGCTGCCCAGAGAGCGTCGTCACCAGACTTGCGAATAACCCCGCCGTACGCATCTACATATGGCTTGCCTTTATTTGCCTGATCGCCGACTTGGACCATTGCTACCACCAAATAGGCAAGACCACCCAAAACAGCGACAAATGGGATAAGTCTTATTGCAGCAGAGAACAGATTAGTAGCGATAGTGGCAAGAGTAACGCCAGCAGCGATTTGACCTTGTACCAAAGCGTAGAACTGACCCGCAACTATGGCGAAGTTCATCATTACTGTCGCAGTTTTTAGTACGGTATTTAGAGTAAATAATACGACAGCCGTTTGCGTGATAACCTCAATGTTTTCCACAAACGCGGTGACAAGGTTCATTACTGTCGTGAGTAGACCTTGCCAATCCACAGCTTTTACGGCTACTACTAACTTGTCACCGAACTCCGCTACTAAATCGCGAACGATCGGCAGAATACCCGCTAATACCGGTAGAAGTTGCGTACCAATTTCTGCCTGTGTGTCTGTAACCTGCGCTTGAAGAATACGCAGACCGTTAGCTAATCCGTCGGAAGTATTAGCGAAGTCACCTGCTGTCTTAGCTGTTTCCTGCATTAGCAAGCCATAACGAGCTTGAACCTTTTCGGTTTCAGTAAGCGCTTGACCTAGTGTCCCGATGCTGTTAGCAGCAGCGTAAGCCTTAACCTCGTTGTCAAGCAGGTTTACACCAAAACGCTTAAGTGGCTCTGCCTCACCCGCTAGACCAGACTGGAATACTCCCAGAGCTTCTGCTACGTCTATGTTGAATACCGAAGCAAAGTCGCTGGCGCGCGTAGAAACGTCTGCTATAAAACCCGCCACATTTCCACCTTCACCAACTATTCTGTTAGCAAAAGCCGAGAAACGTACCGAAGCATTATTGAAGGCTACTTGTGATACACCGAGGCTAGTAGCAGCGGTTTCGCCAAATTTCAATATCCCAGCAGCAGAGCTACCAAACGCAACATTTACAGCGTTTACAGACTCTTGTAAATCTGAGGCTACTTTTACGGTAGAAGCCAGTCCTACGCCAATAGCTGCGAACGCTGCACCAGCTACTACGAAATTGCGACCGAGGGAATTGACGGAAGTGGAAAGGTTTGCTAGTTCTCGTTTGGCAATGTTTAGACCCTTGCCGTCATACGTGGTACCAAATCTAATGTTAATTGCCATTTACTTAAGCTTTCTGTTAACTTTCTCTGCGTACCTGTCTAGTGTCTGTTGAATACCAGCCATAATCTTGCCTCGAGTTTCAAACACCGCACGGAAAGCAAATCTACCGGGAGTTTTACCGTTACGATCTTCTAGTACTCGTATAAAGTTATCACCCTGTCCGTTTAGTGCCATAGATCCGTCACCCTTTGCTGTACCACGCAAAGTTCCGCCACGTATTTTAGATCTAGCGCGTGGTGGTTTACGTCTAATACCAGCAAGCTCGGCATAATCAAAACCCAATGAATTAGTGCCACCAGTAACTGCGATTTTTACTAGGGGATTACGACTCAACCCGAAAGACATAACTTTAGGTAACACCGAAACGTTAATACTTTTTACCCCAGCCCACTTTGTAGGTCCGTTATTAGCCATACCGCTCAATGGTGCTATTGCGGGAGTTCGTGAGCGTATTCTACTAATCGCACCCGATGTAGTAACGATAGAGCGTATGTCTGCGCGTATGTGTTTGATTGACTCAGGCTCTACTAGCTGAAGTATTTTAAGAGTAGTTTCTAAACCTTCTACGCGTACTGACGTAATGGATTTCTGCTGCATTCAATAATTGTAGCGCAAGCAAAAATAGACCCTCTTTTTAGGAGAGTCTATTTCTGTGTAGTTTTAGCAATTAGCCAGCGGTGCATTGTCCAAAGCATTCGGTCTGATTGCTCCAGTAATACACTAGGCGCTATTCCTGATTCAACCGCTAATGAAGCGATGTACCAGTGAGCAGACCTATCTCCTAAGCCTTTGATGCTTTTGGGTCTTCGCCTGCTCCAACAGTTTCTACTAGATCGATCCATTCTTCGTATGTCTTGTCGGTTTCTTTGCGTCTTTTCTCGGAGTGCCAAGCTAAGAACAGCAACCAACTGATACGTGCCTCGTCTAGTTTTGCGATTGAGATGTTGAACTTATCCTCGAAAGCAACCATATCGGCAGCTGACACTAATACGTCGTGAACAGTTCCGTCTAGAAATGTAATTTGTAGGGTAATTTTCATTTTTCTATCCTTATGCTGCGGTAGAGCTTGTTACTGGACCGCTAGTTGGGTATGATACTGAGAATGTTGCTAGATCGCCCACAGCACCGCTGATTGGGCTTACGGAGTTCACCAAAACAGTAGCAGTCCAAATTGGGTTAGTCGATGAAGTGACAGTTCCGTTTGGTCTGATTGTTACTGTTGCGATTGTTCCGATGAGTGGGTTGAGGATTGTGCTGATACCGCCTACGCCGTAATCGCTGTGGAAGTCTAGGGAAACAGTTCCCGACTTTAGCCCACCAATTACTTTGGTCCAGCCAGCAGAACCGAAGTCAGTCACATCAACGTCGGCTGAGGTAATCTCTAGAGTTGCTGAAGCACAAGCGCTAGAAATGTCAGATGAGTTTAGTGTGACGTTGGTTCCTGTCACTACGTATTTTGCCATTTTTTCTTTTCCTTCTTGGTTTATTGTGTATACACGGTTAGGTCGAACTCCGCTGCGAGGTAAATCTGATCCCCCAACGAAATTGTTCCGTAGTTTCTCATAGCGACTACTCTAAGATCTTGAATAACACCAGAGAGAGTCCTGTTTGATTCTATCGCAACTTTGACTGATGAAGCACCAGTACTCGCGCAGTAAAGGTCTAGTAACCTCTGTGCGGTACGCTCGGAAGCTCGCCCAACAATGGCAGTCACAGTAAAACTGTATTGGTCGAGTCCGTTACGAAAAGCGCGGTCATACTCAATCGAGGTCGGCTGGATAATAGCTACCGGTGGTTGTGGATTATCTGGGACAGTTTCGGTAGTCCGTAAACCGCTGATTGTAAGTAGGTTAGTAGCAATACCCTCGCGTATTTGGGAAATTGAAGCCATTAGGCAAATCTAACTCTACGGAACGGAGATACTAGCGCCTGAACGTCTGGGTCAATACGACTTACACGCATAATTCCTAGATCCCCAACACCAGCCACACCCAAAGGTGAGTCATAGCGCTTGAACTGACGCTGTGCGAGCATCAGAACCGCCTGCTTGATTGCGATTGGAACTGCTGCCCAACCGAAAGTGCCGACTACCTCAACAGTTGCTTCACCGCCATAAGTAGGGAACAATAAATCGTCTACCGCGCGTATCTGTGTGAAGGGTGTCACGATACCGCCTGCGCGTCCATTTAGAGGCTCTAGCTGATAATCAGCAGTAGCCCAAGTCGTATCAAAACTTGTGCCGTCGGAAGCAGTCCGTAATCTGGTGATTGTCACGATGTCATCGGTTTCGCAAACAAAGCTGTCGTTGGGCATATAGACGCGCGTGGCAGTACCGCTGTAAAAGACGCGCTCGCAAAATCCGTCGAGCTGGCGTGAGGCTGCTTCAATAGAAGTTTCAAGTAGAGAGTCATCTACGGTGTCTGCGCTAGGTATACGCATTACCGCCTTAAGCTCCGCTAGAGTTGCGTATCCGTTTGTGATTGCCATTTAGATCCTTCGGTTATTATCGGAACAGTCTATCAGCTCAAAAACTATAAATCTAGCTGTCAGTCCCAAGAGTTCTCTCGCCTTATCTTTAGCGACCATTCTCCGCTGTTTAGATTACCCTCTGCCCTACGCTTTTCGTATAGAGCCTGATTCACGGCGAAAGTTTTTTGGTTTTTAGGTCCGTAACCCGCAGCAATCGTGGAGCTATTATCGTGATATATCTTGGCTTGTATTCGTTTCTTAGGTATGCGGTGTGCGTCGATAATTCTTTCGTAATCGTTGTCATCAAAGTAGAGCGGGTGAAAAAGCTCGCTTTGTAGTCCAGCCTTTAGGACTACGCCTTCCCCGATAGCCACAAAGCACCAGTCGGGGTAAGCGTCTACAAAGTTTAGAGCTTGAGTATCTACTTCGTTATGTATCTTTTCTAGGCTTCCCGCAGGGCAATAAGTATCCTCTGAAGCAAATAGCCAGTATGAGGCGTGAGGCGTACTCTTGATAACGAAGTTCATCGCAGCTACTGGTCCTAATCCGTACGGAACTTGAATTAGCCAAAGATTTTTTACTATCTCTGGCTTGGTTGGCTGGAACTCTCGCTTACCTGAATTATCCACAATGACTAAATGCTCAACTGGATAATCTATTGAGTCAATCATTCTTTGCGCTAGATCGTGCCTCGCGAATGTCGGAAAAGCTAATACGGGTATCACTTCAACAACCTTCCTAGAGTCGGTAGCCAATAATCTTTCCAAACCTTTTCGACGTCGTAATCCTGTGCGAATTGGATAGAAACTTGCGACCTAGATTTACCAGCAGCGTAAGCCAGCTCTAATGCGTTTACTATCGAAGGCACGTTAGGAACTTGCCACCACGCGCCTTGACCGCTGTTCCAAGTAGGAGTTCCTTCAACTAGCCAGCCGTCTTCGGCAACTAAATCAGCGCTCGCAGCCCAGCCTGAAGCAATAACTCTAGTTCCGCAGGCTTGCGCTTCCATAGTGGGAACACCAAAACCTTCGCCGTAAGAACTAGCCAATAACACATCAAACGAAGTGTAGAAAGCTGCTAAGTCCCGGTGCGATAACCCAAAGCGATAATCGTTAGGATCGGGAAAGCAAACTGCTGTGTCAGGTATACCCAAACTAGAAAGCAAACTAGGCAAGTGCCAACCGCCAGCTCTACCGAGAGGATCGCTGTGAATGTAAAGAACCGCGTCTGGGTGCTTTTTTTGAAAGATAGAGAACGCCATAATGTTTTCGCCGAACGCTTTGCGGTGTACCATACCGTTTGCTTTGTTGGCAGCAACCATACCAACGATGAACTTGTCTTTTCCGCCAATCATTTCTTTAGGGTCTAGTCCGCTAGAAAGTAATTCTGTTGGCTTCATAACTTTTGTGTCTATCGCGTGAGGTATGTATTCACATTTGATACCTAACTTTGTGAGTTCCCTTACGCCGTGCGGTGCCATAGCTATCGGCACTACGTTTGGTTTACGTAAAAACTGCTCTACTTCTGGTGGGGTAGTGATGTGGTCTAGCGGTGTCCACGCTGCGATTTTGCGTAGCTTGTCGTATTGCTTAGACTTCATTACCCATACGTCATAAAGACTTATGAACAAATCGTTGAGTTCTGGGAACTTAGAACTAAAGTGATTGTGGTCATTGGGTGCTACGTCGTTGCTGTATAGATCTAGTCCGCGCGGGTAGTGCTTAACTTTTCCGTGCGGTGTGCGTAGCGTGTTGATCGTTCCTTCTAATCCGAAGTTTGACAACATAGCAACTTCCGCGCCGTCGCGAACTAAACGATCCACTAGCAGTTTGACTTGTTGCCCGTAGCCCGTAGGACTGTCGTAGGAATTAGACCAGACACTTATCGCGCCTGATAATGGTTTCTCTTTTTTAGTCATAGAAACAAGATAGCAGAAACCCCGCCCAACTCGCTAGAGCTAGACGGGGTTTTGCTTAGTAATTGTTGCTTAGCTCGCAGCACCCTTGAAGTACTTAACGTGACCAGCGTGGGTCAAGTTTCCATCAACGCGCATAGTTACGCGGAAGGTGGTTACATCTTGGTTGAATGCGTAGTCCGCAGACTGAGCGACCTGAAGTCCGCCAGCCATACGTACCTTGTAGCTTGGAAGGTGTCCGAACAACACAGACTTAACACCAGTTCCAGAAGAAGCCATTGCTGGGTTTTCTGAAATAGCGAAGCCAGCGAATGTGTCAGGCTGACCGATACCGACTTGGTATAAGTAGTTTCCAGCAGTATCCTTCAGCTTGCGGATCGCGCCAACAGACTGAGAGTTTGCCATAAAGCCAACTCCCGGAAGTCTGCGAGCAGCTCCGTCTAGTGAGTAAGCAAGGTCGATCAGGTTGTCAGCGGTGAATCCACCAACAACACCAGTTCCACCAGTTACACCAGAACCAGCAACAGTAGTAATACCTGTCGGCTGAACAGTTCCAGTTCCGTTGGTTAGACCGTCGTTTACTGCGTAACCAATCGCGTTACCAGCCTGCTCTGCGATAAGACTTGAGATGTCGAATCCAGCGTCAGCCAATAGTTCGTTAGCTACTGGTACCAAGAATGAGTACTTGTATGCGCCAAGAGTGATCGAGCTAAATACTGGATCGCTTGGGTCAATAGCGCCAGCAGCACCCTTGATAGTAGCGGTTGAATATGCGGTTAGTGTTGGAATGGTTAGGCTCTCACCAGAAGTGGTGGAGATAACCTGTGATACGTCTAGCATTGGACCAACTAGGCGAGCAACAGAGAATACCTCGTCAAAGAATGACTTTGGTACGGTGTTGTCGCTTGGAGTTAGTGTACGCTTCTCGAACTCGAATGAGCGTAGTTCTCCTCTTGCGATTTGACGCAATACATCTGAGTCAGATCTTGACTCTGATGCTGGTACGAACGACTGAGCAGCGTTAGCAGCAGCAACCATTCTTTCTTCGTTGCGCTTGGCAACTCCGATAGCTTCTTCAGCTGAACGAATGTCAGCCTCAATCTTTTCGATCTTCGCTACGTCTTCGGCAAGCAGTCCGCGTTTCTCGGACTCCGCGAAGTCTGTGACCTCACGGATCTGCTCAACTAGATTGGCGCGAAGTTCTTCCTGTGCCTTGATAAAGGACATTGTGATACTCCTATGGTTTAGTTGATTATTTATTTGCCCGCGCTGACGCAGGGAACTCGGCAGAGCTAACTCACTTCCGATACTTTTACTTTAGCAGATAGCTAACTACTCATCATCTATGTCGTAGTTTTTGGCGGGGACATCTAATCCAGTCCCAGAATAATCTGCGGAGAAACCGATTGTGCTACTCATCTCGACTTCGCGAGGCTCGGTAGGTGTATTTACTTCTGGGCATTCGTGGCGCTTGACCCATTTAACGTATAGAGTCGCTGCCTCATCGCCTTCGGCTTGAAAAGAAGATCCGCAAGCGCAGATCTCCTTAACCTTCATCGCCTAGATCCGACCCTCTCTATAAACACAAAGAAGCTCACCGAAATTAGAGCCACTCCCAAGGCGTACCCGATTAGGGCTTCGCGCTCTACGACCCACAATACCATTAGGAACAGTAGGTATCCGATTATCGCCAACAGCCAATTTTGTAGCTTTTTCATTTTTCAATCTCCTTTTTAGTAAGCCTCGTTTGGCTTATGTAACTACCTTAGCGCTGTTTGACATTGTTTCGCGCTATTTAGCCTTATTCAGCATAACGATTAGATAACGATTTATACGCCTTGTAGAAGCCTCGGCAAATCATCAGTATCTAATTACCCCACCCGCAGGCTCTAAACCGCTCTACGAGCCTCACAGGACTCCGCATTGGCAGGGTAAAGGGAAACCCCGCTAGGAAAAGAGAGTGAAACCTAGCGGGGCTGTAAACGCGTGCGAATTACCGTTTTTCGGCTACCCCTACAACACGCGTTTCTTTTGTCGCGCTTGATTGTGAGATATTATCGGCACGACCACCCGAAATGGTTTCTGCCTCTCCACTAATCAGCTTGACGATTGCATCAGCCCACTCGTCAGCGAACTGAACGACCACACCAGTTTCAGGGTTACCGGCGGTCTTTAGGATCGTTTCTTTGATTTCCTTTTGAGTAGTCATTACATCTCCAACAGTTTGAGTTTGGTTTTCTTCAGTTCGAGCATTTCTAGATCGCCTTGCTCGTCTACGATTTTGATGGCTTCCGTAGGTGTCAGTTCGCTGATCACGGCGCGTAGTAGCTCCGCAGCTTCAGGAGTTAGATCCTTGCCTTCTTCTAGGGTCAGCATTGCGTCCGCTAGATCGTCAGCACTAACCGAAGCGCGCTCGGCAATCTTGTCTAAGCCACGTACCGAGGTAGTCCCAGCGGTAGAAGTATAGGCAGGGAACGCCACGATTGAAACTTCGTGTAAGCGGACAGACTTCAGAACACGTTCAGAACCATCTTCGTTCCAGTCATCTCCGCCAGCAGGAACGCTAAATCCGAAACTCATAGAATCGACATCGCCACGCTTAAGTAAAACAGCAGCGTCACGTCCTTGCGTGGTGTTTGGCAAAGTAGCCGTCACTTTGAGTCCGCGATTATCTTCTACTAGCTTTAGAGTCCCGGCACGTGTTGATCCAAGAACTGCGCTAGTGTCGTGATTCCAAAGTAGCTTGATATCGTTACGCGCCTTGGTTAGTGAGCGATTGAAAGCACCACGCTTGATACGTTCGATGAAAGGTAGTGGCTCACTCGGCGAATCGAAGATCGCGGCATACCCTTCAAACGTCATACCCTCTGCGTCTTCACGAACTTCAAATCCCGCTGTGCTAATACGCTGTTCTATCTTTGCCATACTTTCGCTTTCTACGCCCAGTCGTGAGCGATTTTCTTCCTCTAGTTTAGTCACCACGCGATCTGCGTAATCTAATGCTCTTTGTGCTGAACGCTTGCTTGGTCCAGAACCCCAAAGCAAATGTGCGACCACGCCCGCGCTTGGGTAATCTTCATTACTTGGGTTAGCTGCTGGTGCGTCTAGGTCTACTAGGTGTCTAGCAATCCACGCGCGAAGCCTTACCCACTTATCAGCGGTTACGTTCCCAGCAGCCATAGCACGAGCCTCTCGTACTGTTCTATCTACTAAGCCGTCACCCGCTAGTCCTTCTTCGTAGTAGCGCAAGCCTTGGCGAGCTGCTGCGCGCATAAACGCTGGCGGAGTTAGGTTTACCTGACGTTCTTCTGGGAAATCTTCGGATCTAGTTAGCGGGTCAATCTTGGTGAGAGTTGAGAATCTGTGACCGACTAGGGTTTCTGTTTCTTCCCAATCGCCTTCGCTTTGGCGGTAAATCCTGATTAGCGCTGCTGGGTCTTCAGGTGTCGCGTTGATAGAGAAGCTGCTCTCTGGCACACCCAGCGTTCCTTCGCGCATAATGTGCTCAATCCGACCGCGAGCGCGTCCGCCTGATGAGTTCCAGCTAACAAAGTCACCTTCGGTTAGATCGTTAGGTTGCGCACGTGAGTCTTCTTCTTCCAATTCCTCAATCAAATCTTCTTCAGGGTCGGTCGGCTCATTAGGGTCTGAGATACTTTCGTCTTCTTCTTCCATAGTTTCAGCTTCATAAGCAATCATTTCTGGTTTCTGAATACGCTGAAGTTTCAGTATGTTCATAATCATTAGCTTGTCCTCTGAATAGAACACCAAGTTTTCTTCTTCAAACACGCGCAATATGGCATACTCTCCGTTTACTTCTACAACTTGTGCCAAAATCTTTGGGTTATCCACGTTCCAACTTACGTAATCGCCAATCTTTAGCTGACCGATCGCAGCGCGTTCACCGATGAACTCGGTTTCTTCCGAGAGGCTAATTGCGACCGCTTGATCTATCGCTGACTGCTTTGTGTCGTGACACGCGATTAGTTCTCCGTCTTCTTTCTCAACTGCCCAATCGGGGCATTCTGGATTACTTGCGTTGATGTAATAAGGCATTAGTCCTGTGTCACCGCCAATACGTGTAAAACTAATCCGTTCGGATCGCTAACCGCATAGAGGTCATCTCCAGGAGTCAGTGGTATTTGAATAGACTCTGCGTTGTCGATGTGATACCCGTTAGTTGTTGTCACATTAGTTCCGCCAATAATTATGTAGTTGTTGCTGCTTTTTGTTCCGTTGTGTAGCTGAACGACTTGTGGTAGCGTGCTGGCAGCCACGACTTTAGTGGGTGTCGTGTTTGAGAGCGTATATCTTGCGCTGACAATCGGCATCAGTTAGACCTCGTAAACCGAAAGCGGGTCGGTCGGATCTAGTTGCGCGAGCGCCTGAAGCTGTGTACTCGGGACTCCCGTGTGGTCAATAACTGGTAGACCAAGGCTCGCTAGAACCTGTGCTGGCTCAAAACCAGAGATAACTAGCTTCTGTGCCATAGCAACCTTCTTATCCATACCGACCAAGTTAGAGTCCGTAATGCTTACGTTGGCTAGTGGTACGCGAACAGTATTTGCGCTTTCATCGGTAATCGCTTGTAGATCTTCTAGTCTGCGAACATCGTTGATAGTCAAGAAGCCTGACTGAAGACCGATACTGTAAGCGCTCATACGTGAGTTGATGTCAGCTCGCAGTAGTCCGTCTATGTTGAATCGCAAGAACGCGTTCTGTCCGTTAGGGCTTAGGGCTAGTAACGGAGATAGAGCGCCTTCAATTTTGGAAATAATAGGTCGTAGTCCGTGAGTGACCCAAGCCAAGTTATTCTGCTCAACGGAAGCGTAAGAGTTAGTTCCCGGTAAACCTAGAAGGTGAGGTGGAACGTTAAACGCACGTGCGACATCTTCTACCGCCATACGACGGGAATCTAAGAACTGTGCCTGATCGTTTGGAACGTTGGTTGGCTTGTAAGTTGCCCCACCTGATAGAACACCAGTTTTATGAGATCTACGTAAACCCTTATGCCTAGAATCGAAAGCAGAAGCAAGTCCCTGTGACTGTTCGTAAGTTAGATCGTGCGGGTATTCAATAATTCCGCTGGTAGTCGCGCCGTATCCAAAGAATCTAGCTGCGTAGGTTTCTAGCGCCTTAGCTAGACCGAAGTTATCCTTAAGCGCGTCTACTCGACTTACTCCACGAATCGCTCCCGGTCTTACTACGTCAGGAATAAAAATAATTTCCTCTGGGCTTAGTGGTTTCTTTTCGCCTTGGACAATAAAGTTCAGTCTGCCCAGCCCGTTTCTTTTAACTTCGACGTGATGAGGGTTTAGAACGACTAGGTTTACGATTTGGTTGTTCTGGGTGTAGACACGCACAAAGGCATTACCGTCTAGTAAAAGCGAAACAATTATTGAACCATAGAACGCTTCTCTAGTTGTGTCTACGTCTGGTTTCAATACCCAAGCTGGTCGCGGTCTTAGCGCTCGGCGCTCGCCACCTTCTCTTACGAAAGCGTCAAGTGGCAGGGTCGAAATCGTGTCGCTGATTAGGCTGATAGCAGAAAAGATTGGATTGACGTGAAAAGCTGTTTCGCTGTTGATAACAGTTCCCGCTTGGCTAGTGCTTTCAAAGTCCTCGCCTGAACCCCAAATAGCCTGAAAAGAAATAGCTCTTTTCTCAAATAGATTACCCAGCATTACTTCTTCTCCAAACTAATTCCGAACAGTAGCGCCAATAATCCAGCAACCATTATTCCTAGCGGTGGGAAGATTACTCCGAAGCCAACTGCGATAGTTACCGCACCGATTATCTGTATTACACTTGCCATTTTATTTTCCTAAATAAAGAACTGCGGGACTGGTGGCAGTTCCTCGATCTCTCGTGTTGTAAGCGCTCTGTCTAGAGCTATAATACCAGCTACCGCTGCGTCAATCCTACGCAAGCTGTGTCTGTGTTCTTTTACGATACGCGGTCCGTAGTTGTCAATCTTTACCGCTGCGTTGCTTAGGTGTCGCGCCAGCAAAGGATCGCCGTCGTGTTCGACTTTCTGTTCTGTGACTGCTTCATAGAATTTTTGGCACGCTGGCACCATACGCCTGACCGAAGTAGAGGGATACTCCACGATTGGCACTCCCCGCTCTTGTAACACCGCCATAGATCTTTGCCAGCGGAACGGGTCACACGCCACTTCCCGCGTGTTTGGGTGTTCCTGAACAAACTTGAGTATCTCGGCTTCTACGTCCAGCGTATCCACGCGCCACTCATCGCCGTCGCTAGGCTGCTTTTCCCACGCCTTCACCATAAACAGATATGGCTTGTCTTCTTCAGTTTTTGGGATACGACACCCAACGATTACTGTACAGTCTTGATTGAACGAGCCGTCAAAGCCTAGTATGTATTCAGCTTCGGGGTCTAGCTCTTGGCTATTAGCTAACGGCAACCAGCTATCGCTTGGCAGCCAAGTATTTATTGAGCTCACCCATTGGTTACAGCGCTTAGTTCTAAATTCCGCTTCGGGCGTCCGCCGAGCCATAGCAACAAAATCTTCCTCGGCGTTCAGATCACCAAAAGCAGGATTAGCAAGCGCCCATGTTTTGGGATCTTGATATGGCGCTTCCGCTGGCGCTTCCCACCAAGCCATAAAGAACGACGGATCTTCGACTTCGCCCCGCGCTACGCGCTGACCATACTGATACAAGTTATACGCAGTAGAGTCTTGCCCGCTGCTATCTGTCTTTACCCCAGCAGTAGTAATTGACAAGAGCATTGGCTCACGCCTAGCACCCATACCCAGCGCCATTACGTCAAACAATTCTCGGTTAGGCGTAGCGTGTAGCTCATCAAACACCACAAAAGTTGGCGATAGACCTTCTTTTGAGAACGCTTCCGCTGATAGAACTCGATAGATAGATCCTGTGCTTACTACCTCTATCGCATCTCGGTATAGCTTCGTCATTTCCATTAGGTCAGGATTATTTTCAACCATTCTTTTTGCGTCAGAGAATACGATACGAGCCTGTTCCTTTTCCGCAGCACACGAATAAACTTCGCCACCATTATCCCCAAGGTATAAAGACCATAATGCTAGGGCTGACCCAATAGCGCTTTTCCCGTTCTTACGAGGCATACCCACAAGAGCTGTTCTATGAAGGAGTCTGCCTTCTTCGTCTTCCGCGAATAGATCCCGTATAAGTTCTTTTTGCCAGTCGCGTAGGACTAAGCTATTCCCTGCTCTACCAGCAATCGTGTCCTTTGTTTGTAATCCGTATTCTTCTACGAACGCCATAATCTGCTCGGCTCGGCTATTTTCGTAATCAAATCTTTTTACTGGCGTAATCCAGCGCGGTGGATAGTTATTCATTACGCATAGACCTTAGCTCGGCAATCTTGCTCATCTTCTTTACTTCAGCCACGCCGAGCCTAGATCTATCAGCAGGAGTCAGTCCCAATAGTGATAACTGGCTCTGTATCATTCTGTCTAGATCTCTAAGCGCTCTACGGTCGCGAGCTTGCCCGTCCGTCATTACTTTTACGCGCAAGTTCCAGCGCTCGTCTACCATTTCAGCCGTCATCAACATAGCCTCGTAGTCCGTGCTTGAACTTATCCAAGAAGATCCCATTTGCCAGACACGCTCCCAGAACTGTTTTCCGTAAGAGCCTAGAGGTCTGCTTGGTTCGGGAGTTTGCGTAATGGCAGGTAGCGCTACGATGTCTTGGGACTTTGGTAATGCGCGCTTTCCGGGGTTACCCAGCGCTCTCTTTAGCTCTATGGGTTTAGAGGGTCTACCTGCTGGCATTCTTTTACCCTACTGTATTTTCTTAGATCGGTTTAGAGAATGACGCAGAGCGACGTGCGAGCCTTCTGGCCAGCCTTTCTTACTTCTAAACGTAATTAGATCGGGATACGTGTTTACTAAGTACGCAGCTTCGCGCAATTTTTGTTCCATACGTTCGTTCAGCCCGCCGAAACCGCCAGCGGTATAGCGTCTAGCGTCGGGCAAAATCCATCTATCTACTAGAACTACACCGAACTCCTTTATGTTCTTAGCTGTCCAGCAGAGATCGTCGATAAGTTGTGCCTCGCTATCAAAGCGTAAGTGTGTTTTCTTCACTAACCAAGCGCGCCCGTCCGCCAGAATGTTTATTCCCCAGTGCTTTTTACGGAACATTGGATTCTCGAAACCTGCCCAACCAAGTAACGCGCAACCCATTTCTTCTAGCTTAGGTATGGTTTCTTCGGCTCTCCTTAGTAGTTCTGCCGTGCTAATTGGCTTTTTGAACTTCTTGCGGTAGATGTTTTGATTCTCGAAAGTGATTGGAAGCTCATCTGATTCTTGGGTATCGTAATCGTCTAGCTCGTAGCATTGAAGCAAATCGTCCACTAGGAACAGCGCCCATTCTCCGTCTTCCATTAGATCTAGGGCAAAGTTTCGATTGTTGGCTAATCCCTTTGGCTCTCCTGTGACTAACAAGCGTTCTGGGACTACGCGACTACCTTCGACGAACTTTTCGGCATCGCTAGGCAGGTGGCAAAGGACTGTATGTTCCACTCCGTCAGCTTCTAACATCATAGAAGTTGTCATTGTGTCATAGCGGTTATACGCGAATACGAAAACTTTAGTCATTTGATACTCCCTCTTTTTGACTACTCTCTTTAGCCTTGTTGCTAGTCGTTGATAATCCTTGTATCTCCGTTAGATCTGCCGTTCGGTATTTTCGCCATAGCGCCTTCGATAGAAGTATCGGTCATACCGTATTCACGTTCTTGTCTGCGAGCGCGAGCTTCTCCGACCTCTACTGCGTAAGTGTGGCAATCTTTCATTCCGCGCTTCGCGTAGAAAACGATTGAGTAGCGGTAGCCGTCTTTAGCTCTTGGTGACATTGGTGTTACACCGTGAACGTGAGCGTGTCCGTTGAACCACAGGGCCCAGCCGTCGCGACAGTTAATAGTGATGTCCCACTCTGGCATATGTAGATTACCGCCGTCCATACCGCGTCTTACGACAGGCATAGCTGACCAAGTATCGAAGTTAGATCCGTCGCGGTGATAAGGCAGCGCCGAGGCTTGGTTGATAACTCCAGAAGTCCAAAGCGCGTCTTCGGTCATACGCCATTCTGGAAGGACTTGTTCTAGTTGCTTCATATCGTTTTCAAAAACTTCTGGCAACTGCTCACGTAGATAACCGCCGAGGACTTCGGCAGTTTCATTTAGGGTAATTTGTGCTTCTGGTGATTCCCAAGCCAGAGAGGTTGGTGTACACGCTTCACGCTGAAGAACTGCGGATCTAGTCGTAAACCCAAACGTGCGCGATGCGTTTCTTGTCCCGCTGGCGCGTAGGGTCGTTGAGTAGTTAGTGTCTAGGACTGCTTTACGTAGCGGAGTGATTGGTGCGGGGTATGGTGCGTAAACAAGTATGGCTTCTCCTGTGTCCGCGTCCCGATAGATCCCAGCCTCATTTACGTTTGGCTCTTTTCCTTCGACAGTTACGCCGACTACTTCGTCAGCCTGTTCTTTGTTTAGGACACGTTGGATTGTGTATTCAGCCAGTTTAGCCATTCTTCAATTTCTCCTGTAATAGTGCCTGAACAGTTTCCGCGTTGTCTTTAGTGCCGAGCTGTTGCCCAATAAGTTTCAGGTCTTCTATCATTTTACCGTACTCATCGTTCGGGTAATAAAGAATAATTGCGCGGACTGCTCTATTCGCATATCTCTCTAGGAACTCTGCGTATGTTGCGTCTTTCTTCACTTTAGTTTCGGAGTCTACGGAAGAAGTCCCGCCGTCGGCATCGCGTAGACCGCCGTCCATTATCGCAACTGCTGGCATTGACATTTGGGACTCGTCAAGTAGCGCGCGGAAGTCTTCTATGTCGGACTCCTTGAAACCGATCGCGCCAACGTCTTCTAGGGAGATGTTATCTAAAGCAAAGACAAGTTCTTCTACGTCCCATTCGCCAAGCTGACCAATACGGTTATCAGCAACACCATAAGCCATAGCAGTTTCTTTGTCATCATCTACGAATACGACAGCCATTTCTGACCAGCCTAATTCTTTGGCGGCTAGATACTGGTGATTACCAGCGATGATCTCGCCTGTGGCACGATCGGCAACGATTGGTTTGCGCTGACCGAAGCGCTCGTAGCTTTTCTTGATCGAATCCACATCGCCTTTGCGTGGATTATGCTTTGCTGGCTTCAATTTGCTAATCGGTTGGATTAGAGGCTCTAGGTCTTTTGCGATTTGGGACATTGGTTCTCCTTTGGTTTGTTAGTTCGAGGATACACTAACGACCAAAAAAACTCCTTAATTTCGCGGGAATACGTGTCTGGC